TTGTGCTTCTTTCACTTCTGCTTTGTTGATGAATTTGATATCATTTGCAAAAACTCTGTGAACAATAGAAGTTGAATGCAAAGACAAGTGAATTGGCAAAAAGAATTTCTGATAATAGTAAGACAAGCATGCAAGTTTCAGGCCAAGCTCATCAAAGATAAAGTCATAATATGGTCTGTAAAATACAATGTCTTTTTCATCATATCTCTTAGCAACAAGCTTTGTAAACAGATCTTCCATGACAGGCTTTCCCTCACCCATCATCCATTTCTTAGAAACATCAATGATTTCTGACTTGTCTGTCTCTTGATTGTCTGCTAGTTGAAGTGCAATCAAAGAAGAGTTTCTGAACATTTTGAATGAGTGAAGAACATCATTTGAAATGTCGAAACTGTCAAGCAAATATTGTGTGAGGAACTCGTTGTCTGTTTGAAGCAGCTTATATATAGAGATCTTGTTGCCATAGCCAAACCATTTCAATCCTTCTATGACAGACTGGAAGTTTCCCGCTCCCATCTTTATATGGTTGTACTCGAAAAGAAGCTCTTTGATCTTGTCGTTATACAGTGAATTGTCTGGTCTCTCATTATAGAAGCTTGACTGATATATAGCCTTGAGAATGTCTTTTGGAAGATCGATTCCCATGTTCTTTCCATTTATGACTAATGTCTCATTCTCATTATAGAAAACTCCACCAACTGTTATTGGACACCACTCATTGTCTCCATTTGCATATTCAACATGAATCAAGACATTGGTCATCCAAGACCCTTCTTCAGAAGATTTGCCAATCACATAGAATGGAATCATAGCAAAAGTGTCTCCATCATCTTCCAAATTGTCTATAATAGAGATATGTTGTTTTCTGAGGAATGAATGAAGGTTTGATGCTTCATCGATCTCTATATACTGTCCGATGTTCTTATTAGATGAAAGAAGATCTTGTATCTGTTGAGATGCAATGAGCTTGTAGTTTTGAGAGTCTACTGTTATGTGAATGTCTTTTATCTGACGCATGCTTCCATTGACAGCAAGCTGATGTTCAATGTCATAAGCTTTGCCATCTTTAATTACAGTCTCTTCTACACCTCTGTCATTCAATCCTCCAACTGTGATTGAAGTGAGATTGCAACATTCCTCTGTTGTAGCATTAAGCAACAAAGGTCTGATCGGTCTTATATAATAGTTGTCAGTTGAAAGACGACCAGAATAGTCGTTGTCCAACCAGAAGATATAGTCGTTTGTCTCATATTCAAATCCAACAGGATAGTCACTATAAGATGGAAGACTGAAGATATGACCAGTGTGATCGATAAATTCCATGTGTCAGATGATTTCGTTTTTTCTTGATTTTTGCCATTATCAAGAGGCTCTAACCTCTTGATTAAAAATAAGGATCGTTTCATATGCAAAAAGAGGAGTGATTTTCATCACCCCTCATACACATGTTTTGGATTGAATGTACTCCTAAGCCTCAACCAACTTCGAACTGTCTAGTGCGAAGGTGTGATATTCAAATTTCGTTTTGCATTCTGAATCACAGACTCCAACATTCTTTGATTTAGAATGGTCTTGAGGATGTGCTGTGAACTTTCCTGCTGGGCAAGTGATTGTTGCACCATTTGCTATGTCTAATAGAGAGACCGGAAATTCTAATCCGCATTCAGGGCAAACTACTGTTGCCTTGCCTCTCAAGATGATTTTGTCGATCATTTCCATGTGAAATACTTAAATTGTTTTAGTTTGTCTATATAGCGAAACACCATTATGCATCGCATGTCTATCAGTTGTAAGAAAGACACAAGAATAGTGTTCCCTTTAAACAGTATCTTCGGAATACAGAGTTTCAATATGCCGTCTCGCCCATAGTCATAAGGACGAGTCTTTCCGACATTATTGTACTGTGTATATCGAGCCGTTCTGAAATCAAGTGCATTCTTAATGTCCATTTTAGATAGTGTTTGTGTTTAAGAAATAGTCGGGTGCATGATTCTTGTTTATCCATTCATCAATTTCCTGCATTTCTGTATTTGCCTGATCTCTCCAAACAGAATAGTTGATTGTGATGCCACCAGGAAGTTTGAATTCGAATGTTCCCATTATAGTAGCCATAGAACGAAGACCAAGGCAGACACAGTATCTGAAAAAGTAGTATGACTTATATAGATCTTGCATCTTCACTCTCTTATACACATTCAAAATCAAGTCAGATCTTCCAAGAGCACCAAGAATTACAAGCTCATTAGAGAAATAGTTGTAGTTGTATGTAAGAGGAGTGTCGAACATTGCTTTATAAGTCTGTACTTCATAAAGAGCTGCTGTGATGTCTGTGAGGTTGTAGCCAGTTCCAGATCCGAAAACATCAGACAATGTACCGCCTGATCCATTTGCCAGCGCAGAATTGTTAAGGATCATTCTTTCCAAAGAGAAGTCACCAAGAACTCCGTAGTTGAATGAGTCAGTTGTCTTATATACACCATTGACTGACACAATCTGTGGAGGAAGTTTAGCTGTCATGTTAGGTCCACACTTGTCAAATTCTGAAAATGGAAGACAAAACCAGCGTTCTTCTATGGACTGGTCATCATTTTCCCAGAAGTGCTGGGCTGCTTGAAGAATCAGAGGAGGAATAGCTGCAGCAGGTACAGGTAAAGGAAGAGCACAAGACTGAGTAAGCTCTTGGATGATTCGTTGAATGAATTCATAATCAACCTGATCTTCTAGCTTTTGTTTAGCTCTAAGATATTCTTCCATTGATGTTGTGCCTCCAAAATTCTCCGTATTCACAGAAGATGATGAAGACATTCTAGCTTGTTGAACTTTACTTGTGCTGCAGGTATTGCATCCCATAGGTGAAAAATTTCTTTCATTTGGTTAAAAATAACATTCACTAGACTAATCTAGTGAATGTTGTTGATGAAGCTTGTCTTCATCAATAATCAATTAGACTAGTTGAAATTTAGATTGAAAAATCAAACCATTCTCTCGTTTATTCTCGTCAATTCTGAGACACTTTCTCTCCAGCTAATAAGTTAATGGTCTTAGTCTAGAAAGTTCACTAGAGTGGACGAGAATAAACGAGAGGACCATTCTAGACCCATTGCATAGGTTGGTTGCAAAAATTTTTCAAAATGATTTTTACTGCAGTTGAAATTTGTGGAGATTTTTTACTATCTTCCGATAGCAGAGAGGAAGTTGGCGAGGTGGAGAGGAGTTGTGTTTTGGTGAGGCCTTGGCCGAACCACAAACATCATACAAATCCAAAAGCTTCAAGCTTTTGCCTCCACTTTTCACAAGTGTTAAAATTTTTGGATTTTTCAAAAATCAACACCAAAACCACTATTTTTATATACACCAATTTAGATTGGCAAAAATCTTGGCTGCAGCTGAAATTTTTCAGTTTGATGACTATATTTCTTTTACATAACAAACAAAATTACAGGAATGGAGAATATGACAAAACAAGACTTTTTAGGACTTGGAAATTACCTCAAGAAAATCAACGATTCGTTTGATGAGAAAAAGTCGATGACGGACATTCTTGATTCTTTCAGATGTGTATCCAAAGAATATCAAGAATTTTCATCATTGCCTGAACAAACGGAGCATTATTCGAATGTGGAGTTTTCCAAATGTTCTGAAGAGGAACAAAATAATTTCATCAATTCAGAACTTGAAGTTTTTGAATCTTTGGTTTGTAACTCAATCTATGACAGACAAGGTATCTTATGGTCTTGGGCAGAAATTTTCGATCTTATCCATGACCCCATCTACAAATCTGTAGAAAAGTCTGCTCGTAAGGTTGTCTATTCAGCTGGTTCTAATTCTCGTCCTGTTGGTGATGTCGGTTATGCAACTTGGAATGGTCTTCAAATCATAGACTTGGATATCAAAAACAAGGAAATTGCAGATGCTTTGAAGCCTTTGATCTTTAATGATCTTTGCAAGTTTCACTGGTTTCTCGGAATTTGCAATTCTGCATCTGGAAAGTCTTTGCATGTCTGGACTAAAGTAAACCCTATAACATCAGAAATTGCCAATCGTAAAGTTGAATTTCTTTGCAATTTCCGTCACAAATATTCTTACATCTACATAGCTCTTCTGAAATATGCAGAAAAGTTCGGATATGACAAGGAAAAGATCTTCGACTATATGGATATGGCGATGGCAAAACCCTCTCAGGGTATTTTCATCACATCAGATGACAATGCTATGATGTCAACAAACTTTAGAAGTCTTCGTCTTGATGTTGACTTTTCTGGAGCCTTTGATACTGGAATCTCATCTGTGAACTGGATTTCACATCCGGATCTCAAACATATCTTTGCAAAACTTGAATGGTTCAACAACGACAAATTCAATGATATGAAAAATGTCGAAATCAAGGACCTTTCAAACATCAATGACCGAGATATGTCAAAGACTAACAAAAAGCACTACAAACACAATCAACGCTGGCAGTTAGCTAACACTTTGACAGCTATCTATGGTTATGAAAAAGCTTTGCAAATCATGGTCCAGATTTGTTCAGGAACTGACTATGGTGAATTGAAAGGAGACGTAAAGACGGCTTCTATCCATAGCAAACCAGTTTCTGTTTGGGCAGTAAATGAATTGAACAAATATCATGGATTCAAAATCAAAATGTCAGGGACCGAAACAAAGGCTCCTGACGTTTCTGTTTCCGAAAGTGAGAATCCAATAGAAAACTTAGATCCTGTTCAGCCAGAAGCTAAGGGCAAAATGGTTGAATTGCACATTTCAAAGAATCAATATTTGGGTGACATCAAGGATCAGATTATGGCAAATCTTTCTCAACTCACTTTGTTGGAAGCTGGTGCAGGTTATGGAAAGACAGAAATGATCAAAGCACTTTCTGCTAAGACTTTGTTGATCTTACCTTTCACATCGACTATCAAAGCAAAGGTGGAATCATCTAAGACAACAGAAGATTGGCTCTATTATTACGGAAGCAAGAGACCTTCTTTGGATGATTTGCTTGGATCTCATTCTATGTCTATGACAATTGACAAATTTTCTAGACTGAATGTGATGGAGCTTGATATGGGGCAATTTGAATATATCGTTCTCGATGAGTCTCACTTGCTTTTCACATCTTCTTATCGAGATGTCATGTCCCCGACTATCCAACGTCTGGCAAATTGCAAGGCTAAGATCATTCTTATGACAGGAACTCCTACTGGTGAGTTGCTTTTCTTCCCTAACATCACTCATATAAAGGTGATCAAGGAAGATGTCCGTCAGAAGAAATTCGATGTCCATTTCTGTCAGACAGATATTGAACAACGTCTTAAGATGTGTGAATGCATGGCAGAAGACATTATGTCTGGAAAGAAAATCTTGTTTCCTACTAATAAGGGAACAGAATTCAAGGAAGAGACTACTGGCTTGATTCAACAATTTTTGAACAAGGCTAAGTATGACAAACCTCTGAACTCATTCTATTATAAGAAGTCTAATTTCAACGACGAAAGCATGGATGCAATCAACATTGAAAAGACAATCGGAAATAACGATATTGTGTTTTGTACAAACTATCTTTCTGTTGGAGTTGATATCTGCGACAAATATGTTTTCTCAGTATATTTTGATCAGCAATGGATTCCTCAAGATATAGAGCAGTTTGCAAATCGTCTTAGAAACAATGACCTGTTCATCAAGATGTTTTTGCCTAAGATGGATCATGATGTTCCTATCAACTACTATTTCACTCAATCTTTGGACTTGTCATTCAACAAAAAAGACTTGTTGTTTGCTAGAGACCTTATAAAGACTTGTAATGATATGATTCAAAGAAATGCAGATGAGTCAAAATACAATCCTATCATTCAGTCTTTGCTTAGTGCAAATAAGTATTTGAAATATGACGAAAATGATTGCAAGTACTATATAGACGAGACTACTTACAAGCTGAATGTTTTTGAGGAAAGATACTCAGCTTATTCCAAGCAGTTGGAAGTTTTGATGAAGGGAATCAGATATTATGGATATGAAGTTGAAGTCATTGACCATCCTGAAATCGTCCCTGAAGATCGAGCAGAAAAAGTCAAGGAATATATAAAGTCTTGCAAGAACTCTAGATTCAATTATATCACTAACCAGACTATGGAATTTTTGGAAAACCTTTCAGACAGTAACATTGAAATTTACAAGGAAATCATGTCTGGCAATTATGACGTATTCAAAAACGACAAATATGTGGATGAATCTGGAGACAACAATCTCTATATAAAGGACATTGAGATTTTGGAGAAGAACACACCTATTGTAGTAAGTTTGTACAAGTTCTATGATTGTGAGACTATTAGAGATATCTATGATTTTTGTATTGACAAGAAGATCAATCGAATCAACTATAGCAAGTTGAACAAAATTCGTAAGTTTGTCAATATCGAATACAACATTAGAAAGAAGCGTCTGGACTTCCCAGTTTTGAAATTCGTTCGTGAAGCTCAAGATTGGGCAGAAAGAAGCATGGCAGTCAAGAAGGAAGACATTAATGAATTCTTGAGATTCTGGGCAGCCAAATATGCAAATTCAATTCCTGATGTGGTTGTAGACGATATCCAATTCTTGGATCAATGTTTGGGTTGGGTGACTGAATTGTTCAAGATAGTAGTTGTACAGGAAAGACCTAAGAACGGAATAATCAAGGTTGCTCCTTTCAGATTGCTTTGGGAGTCTAAAGAATCTCTTGCATCTATATATGGAAATGCAACAACTAAGGACTTCTTCTTAAGAGAATTGATTGATAATTTGAAGGTCAATGGTGAGAAGCCTGAAACTAAGGTAGTGGAAGAAGTTGAGAAGGAATTCATTCCTGATCTGCCTCATACTAGAAAGTACAAACTTGAAGATATTGAACATGAACTTGTAAATGTAGTACATAAGGAGTTTGACTATTATGACTATAGCAAACAGGATGATTCTAACAACAGATTCATGGTTAAGCAGACAAACACATCTCAATTACGAGATGCTCTGCTTGGCAAGTTGAACAATCCTATAGAAGAGATCAAGGAAGACGAAGAGCCTGACTTGTTCAATGATCCTTTAGATGATTGAAAATTAGATGATTGAAAAAAACAAAAAGCTGGAGAGAACAATACTCTCCAGCTTCTAACAAATAGAAACAAATGGAGAGAGAAGATTTTTCAAAGATTGAATTCCTGATAGCAGAGAATGGAAGACCAAAGACAATATTTGTTGACCGTCCTTTAGATTTTGTTGGGAAGCACTATGATGATCCCGACATTCAACAGATCTGGAGATCTAAAGAACTATTGGGTGTTGTACTTCATAGAAGTGACTTGATTCAGATTCTGTACGGAGTTCCTGAATCAGTGAAAGATGAGTTTGAGAAAAGTGAGAACAAAGTTGAGTACTATAGAGAGCATATCTTTGGAAAGTACCCTGCAACTTTAGAAGACATTGAAAATTTAGACTAATGAAGACCATGGAAACACCTTTTTTGTTTACAGAAGATACGAATAAGAAAATTAAGGAGTTCAAACAGAAGCATGACAAATGCTATAGAAGCAAAGATCATGGAATCTGGGGATATACGTTACATATCACAACAAGTGGGATTGGTGAATGTATGACGATCAAATGTGACAACTGTGGAGAAGAAGCAGATGTTACAGACTATGAAGTTTGGTGAGAATGAAATTTTGATTCGAAATGACTATCTTTAACAAGAACTAAAAAATAGAAACAATGAAAAAGAAAGAAAATGTTAATGAAGGAAATCGAGTTTATGGTTACGGAGTAAGTTTCGAATCAAATGTAGACAGATCAAATTTCTCGAGATATTTTGAACATCCGTGGTTTTTGTTTGAAAGCGAGAAGCAACGAGATTTGTATTTTTCTCATGCAATAAAAGATTATTATGTCGCATACAATACCAATTGTGATTGTGTCAAATTCACTTTGATCGACAAAACTCCAGAGCAACAAATCGCTTGGTGTGAGAAAACTTTTGAATAGTTGAAAGTTTTCAATCAATTTGAACAATTGAAAGTTTTCAATAG